GTCAATGTTGCTTAATCCTGGAATCTCAACTGGTGTAGTCAAATTAGTTCCGTAAGAACTTCCACACTGACCATAAGCGTTGTAACCCCAAGCATAGACCTTGCCACTTACGGTCAAAGCGTAAAACGATTGAGCGTTAGTAGGGGCATCTTGCCCAGTTGTAGCAACGTATCTAATTTCGCCAGCCGTGGAAGGCATGTTTACTTTGGTGAAAGCGGATGTGTCAGTAGTGCTTCCAATTCCGAGTTCGCCTTCGTCGTTTCTGCCTGTCATCCATACAGTACCGTTTGCAAGCAGTATTCCGCCATTTCCGTAACTGCCAAAAACTTGTTTCACGTCATAATTTGCGTATTCGTTTTGAACGTCGTCCATTCCGTCAATGCCCTTACCCAGAGGGTAATTCATGCTCCAGTTTGTACCAGAGTAGGCATCGTATTTGTTGTAATGAGCACCGTTTCGACCTTCGTTGTTGTTGCCCCAAGATGTTGCGGCTGGTCTGCCGTTTGCCCAATAAATTGCTTGAGAACCTCTGTATCCAGAGCATGCGTTGCCTTCGCCAACGTCTGTATTATAAGTGCCCTTGTTGGCTTGGTACTGATAGTCTGTAGAGTTTGTAATTTCTGTCGCCATTCTAAAACGACCTTCAGACCATGTGCCAGTGACATCGTAACAAGGAGCCGCCGCCCCTATGTTTACTCCACCAAATACATTCCTGTTTACCCACTCAGGTCTGTTTCCATCGCTGTCAACGGCAAGTTGCTGATAAGGCATACCGATTGGTAGCTTTGTAACTCCAGTTGTTGCTGGAATTGTAACAACGTTGTCGCCACCCATCCCAGAATGGTTACCACAATAGTAGTACATTGTAGCAACGTTTGTGCCTGTAGTTGGTACTACAACTTGTGTGTAAGCAGTTGCTGTGCCAGGAGTGCCAGAATATGTAATGTCGTTAGTGCTATCAGAGTTGATATCTAACAATTCTGTACCCGCTGGAGTAGCGTGTGTGCCATCAGCAGTTGTAGAAAACTTTAGTGGATGACCTGTGTTTGAAGAGTGGTTTTGGTAAAAACGGTAAGTAACACCTGGATACATAATAATGTTTGGTGTTCTTTCGTAGTTCCAAGGGTCTCCGTTGTCGTAACCATCGTATGGTGTAAAGAAATACTGGTTTTGACCACCATAGTTCNNCTTCACGGTAAATCATGTCTCCAGGATTCTGAGTGGGGGAGGTTAATGCACTCGTAATCCCTTCGATATCAACCACATGCTCTACAACTGTTCCGTCGCAGAACACCCAGCCCTTTTTGTTTGCACCGACTTGTACAATGTTGGTTGTTTGTGTTGATGTTTTGAATTTGACTGGTACTGGCATTTCGTTGTCTACGACGAAAGCCACGCCTTGATTCGGTATTGTAGCTGTGAACTCTGTTGCGGTGTGTGTTCCGCTTGTGTTCGTAAATTTGATAACAGTCTTTGTGACTTGGTCTACCGTAAGGTCAACCGCTTGCGTTGAGGCAAGAGCCGCACTTACGACTTCGACTGGTTTAGCCGCACTGTCTACTAGCTCCAGTATTGCGTCTGCACCGAACAGTCGTTCGACTGACGTTGATAAATACACTAGGTCCCGTGCTGTTGCGGCACTGGCTCCCGTAGCGTTTGCTAATGTCTTGCCTTGCGTTTTTATAGCTTCGACAAGTTCTCTAAGAGTTGATGTAGACATTTATAAACCTCCTACAAAACATCAATTTTGAGCAGAACAAACTCTTCTAACAAATCTATTCGTGGCTCACTGTTAGTTCTAAATTGACTTATTTCGTTGAATAAGTCGTCCCCATTGAAAAAAACTTGGAATTTAGTTTGGTCTATGACCGCTGGTCCTGTATGTGCCTCAATGCAAACAAAACTTTTCTGCCCTGACTGAACCATGTCTAAACGTTCATAAGCAACGCCAGCGGCGTAAGCACCTTTTTGTCTAAAAAAGAATTGGTTAGTGTCAAACCATCCAGTTGTTGCGTCACTGTAAATACCAAATCTGGCTTGGAAGGTGTTGTTTATGTCGTTAGGTTTTACTCTGAATGATATAGCATTTGGATTTAGACCTCCGCTTGTATCATCAAAGAGGTTGCTCATCAGAACTGGGAGAGTAAAGTTACCTTTCTCACAAGCCTCAAGGTATGTATCAAGCAAATGTGTACCAGTTTTAGACGACCTAAAATTAACCTGGTCGGTGGTTGGTCTGGTAAATGCCATTATTCTATACCCTTCTCTTTCATCAGTGCCTGTATTTTAGCACTGGTTAGGGTAAACTTGTCGTCCTCATTGTATCTAGCCTGTAGCTGGTCCATGCGTCTAACAAGCTCTGCAACCCTTGTGTCTGTTACAGTAGGTTCATTAGACTTTCTTAGTAGATTAACAAATTCTTCTCTTAGACCGCTTACATACATCTTTGCTATTTGTGTAGCCACTGCCCGTATGTACTCTCGTTGTGTACCTGAAAGTTTTGGGGACAAGCTGTCTGGGTCAGGTATAGTCATTACATAGCCTCCCTTGCTGGTATTAGGTTTCCTTTTTGTATCTCGTTTTGCATTTGTTCATTTGGCATAACGTTAGCACCACGGGCTTTTTCCATGAGTGACATTTGTTGTGATGGTGTCATGCCTTGTGCTGATTCTTCTTTGCTTATCTTGAATTGGTCTACGTCGCTAACGCCCATAGCTCTGATAGCTTCTTCAATGATTCTGCTAGTTTTGTATTCCATTTGAAGCCCAGATTGACCTACGACTTGTAACATGTTCATCCAAGTCTCTGCATTCTTCGTCGGTTCTACTGGGAGTGTGCCGTCTACGACGAGGTAATCTATCTCTCCCTGTAGCATTGAAACGTCAAAATCTAGGTATCCTTCGTCAACCATGTTGGTTAGCTCTCCTGGTGATGACGCACCGTCTTGCATTCGTAGTGAGCCTTCGTATTCCAAGGCATCCTGTAGGTTTGCGACCATCATTCTAACTACTGGTCGTATAGATTGTGCTGAAAGTATCCGTGCAAGAACTCCCAGTCTTTGAGAGCCAAGCTGTGTTAGTCGTTGTATTTCTGTAGCCGTTCGTATTCCGTCAGCCGTTGGAACGCCTTGTTGTGCGTCGGATGCCGCACTCACTCGTTGTTTCAGGTCTGACATTGGTGATATGTCGTTCCAGTGTCCTCTTGTTACGTCGGGAACTTCGGCTATGAATATGCCATCTCCTGGCTTTGTTCCTGGCAAAGTCCTTACAACGCCCCAAGGATTTCGGTCTATCAAGTCTGGAACGCTTACCGACGTAGGGTCTACGAAGATAAGGTTGTTTAGTGCCGCCTGTACGTTGTCGATTCTTGAACGTAGTAACCAAGTTGATATCTCGTGCATTGGAAGTAGTAGGTCATACAAAGATTGGCTGTATGTCTTGTGCTGGTCGTTGTATAAACCCCCAAAAGCTACTGGAAACTGTCTTCCGTATGGGTTGAGTTGGAATCTAATGATGGCTTCTTCGTCTAGGACTGTCATGCAAACCCATAGCTGTTCTATTTGTGGGATGCCGACTTCGTATCCGTTTAGACGAACCCAAGCCTCGTCTACAATTCGTGTGTCGTCTAATGTGAAGTGATAACCGTTCTCGTCACCTCTTGGGTCTTCAGGATTGATGTTTAGACCCTTACCTTCTTCCTTTACCCATCTGTGTGCATCCCAGCCAGACTTGAAGTTGCTGGTTCGTTTGGAGCGTAGCCCTGGATACTTTTTGACTTTTGGATAATGCGGGGAGCCATACAATGCGTTTGTTGATATGTGGTCTGTAAACACGACGTACTGCATTCTTTCCCAGTCGCCCCACTGGACTCTTGGGTCTGGAAAACATTTGCGTGGGTCAAAGTTTACAATGTGGTTTGTGTTTGCTTGTGGGTCCCAGATAACTTTTGTTGGTGCAAATCCGTAACGGATACTATCCATAAGCATCTGGGCTATTCGTGCTTCGCCAGCAGTTCTACGCATGTGCTGGTGTAATAATCTTTCTAAAATAAGTGATGATTTACGAGACTTACGATTGAGTCCCTCCAGTTGGAACATAGGGTTACGACCAGCTAGTGCCGCCATCAGATATGTTAATAC